GGTACTAAAGAATGGATAAGTCTGACGGATGAAGACATGGAATTTTTATTTCCATTTGGAAAATCTGCATGGCTAACAGAAACACTAAAAATTTTTGAGGCTAAGTTAAAGGAAAAGAACAAATGAACAAACATGAAGCACTAGAAACAATACAAACGTTTTTAGATAAGAGCAGCTACCATAAATGGAAAGAAATACAAGAGTCTATAGATTATTTAAAGGATAAGACATTAGATCAATCTCCTAGATGGAAACCTTATCGTAGTCTAACAGATAGAGAAACAGTTCAAATATGGGTAGATATGCACTCACCTTTAAATAGACCAGAGTTTGAAAGACATTTGTTATTTATACAATCTAAACTTAAGGAGAAAAACATTGAATGAAGTTCTAGACATATTGTTACTAGTAGCAGTTCTAGTTACTGCTGCCATGTGGATTACAGCCGTATTTTGTTTTATTATTTATAGCATAGGAAAATCAGAATGAAAGCATTCCCAAGCATACAACCTTTGTACAGTCCTGAAAGAGGAACAGTAGTAGGTAGACAAGAGAATGGTGGTATGGATCTTAGAGATTGGTTTGCAGGTCTTGCTTTAAATTCTATGTACACAAAGTATTGTGAACAAGCTCAAACACATGGTTGGGATGATAATTGGAAAAACCTTGTAGCTAAAGACTGCTACACAATAGCCGATGCAATGATGGAAGCTAAAAATGCCAAGACCAAAAAGTGATCTAACAGGTAGCAAAACCTACGGTATACGTCTTAGTCTAAAACAAAGAGAAATGTTTCAAGACATAGGAGGTATTGATTGGTTAAGAAATTACCTTGACAGACAAATAAGATCAGAGGAGATACAACTAGGTATTTCCCCTGATCCTGATAAAGTACCTACTAAAAAATTAAGAGGATAATATTGATAATGCGTGGTTATAGCGAGCCATACGGTCATCAAGACCTATGGTTCCACCATTAATAGCTTTAGTTAATCCTACAAACTCATTGCTATCTACAAATCTATTAAGACCGTGTTTCTCCCAATATACAGCAGCAGAAACACAAGCACCTTCAGGTGTAGCAACAGCATCAGGATTATTTACAAAATCAATTTGAGTAGCATCTGATAGCTCCTCATAGCCTTTTTTACCTGTTGTTTGTAGGAATCCTCTTCCTCTATACATCCAACCTTCTTGAGACTCTTCATCTCCATTACCCATACGATTAGCATAAGCTCTAGAAGCTATCTTCTGTGGATTATGAGCGTACTCATTAGCTATCTCATGGTTAAAGTGGCTAGGCCAAACTTTACAAAGAGACTCAGCTTTGTAGTTAAGATTCTCTTCTAAGAATTTAAAACCACCAGATTCATGAGCACATTGAGCTATAAAAGCTGCTAGACGTTCTGGAGTAGATAAATCTGCTTGTTGTATAGCAGAGTTAATTCCATCTATTAGATGTGTGGCATGTTCTAAATCAATATTAGCAGCACTAGCGAGTTGTTGAGCTTCCATTTATAAGTTCCTTTACTTGGTTATAGGTTGCGATACAGGCGTTGAGTTTACGGATGGCTGTGTCCCCGTCATCTGTGATGGCGACAATAGATTGAGCAAACGTTGGGTCAAGTTGGGCGGTTGAGGTGTCAGATCCGCTGGTAGAGGGGGCATTTGTGGAGGGACATACTGGGGTTTTAGTTTTGATGTAGAGCTGCAACTTACCAGTAGCAATATCACTATCACGTTTAGCATTTTGTTTTTGAGCATCATTCTTAGCCTTTTCAAGTTGAGTAGATAAAGCATTTAGTTGGTCGTTTAGTTTGTGTTCAGTATTTCTAGCAGCATCATTAGCTTGAGCTATTTGTTCAGCCACTTCTTGCTGAGATTGTTGATAACCCTTATAGTGACCCAACTGATACACACCGCCCACAAAACTACAAAAAACAATAATAGCAATAACATATTTCATAAAGCAGGTCTTTCGTTAGAATTACTAAAAGGAGTTGGTTTGCTAACAGGCTCTACTATATCGTCTTTTTTAACAAAAGGTTGTTGTTGAAACCCACCAAAGGTAGGACTAATTTTGTTACTAAGAACAGGTAAAGGAGGAGTAGACAACATACTAGAAGCAGCTTTAATACCTTTATTAGTCATAACCCCACCAATACCACCCACAATAAGTAATACTATATCATTAAGCATCTTCTGGTCAGCCTGATCCATAGGAGATATTTGCTTAAGAGGTTGAATAACAAAAGTAGTTCTGTATATTAGGGAAACTACTATAAAGAATAAAATAAAAGTGACCATAGTAACAACAAAAGCCCATATACGGACTTCTATTTCATCTGCACTTAGATGTTTGTTTTCGTTCAACTTCAATCTTTTTCTCCAATACAGGTGCTATAAGATATTCTGGACAAGTCTGAGTAAACTCACACATAGGTTTTTGGCATTCAGGTTTGTTGAAGTTATTGGGATCTTGACAGGGGTATCTGTACCTATCTTCACAACTAACCAACAATAAAAGTAGAACTAAATATTTCATTCTTTTTCATTCTTTCTTTCTTTTTCTAGTTCAAATTCTTTTTTAAGCTTTTCAATTTTACGAACATTAGATTCCATTAACATTCGTTCTGTCTTCATATCCATGTACATAAAACCTAATACTGGAAGAGCAATAACAAAAATAACTGCTAGACAAATAATAGCAATTACATACCCCCATGTGTCATCCGATCTATTGCCCACATTAAACCCGCAAAATATGTTGATACAAATAACACTGCTATTGTAGAAGCTGTTCTAAACCAGACTTTATCTTCTAATTGTTTTTGTTTCCATGCTTCTTGTCCTCTTTTACGAAGCATGTTCTTTCTAGCCATTTCTTGTTCATTAGCAATAGTTCCTAGCATATTGTTGATCTTAGAATACAAAGCACCAAGCTCATCCCGAAGATCTTCAGGTACGTGGTAGATCATGTATTCTCTTAGTTCTACAGACATAGCTTCCATTTGACTCATTGCTAAAACCCTTTGAATAGCTTTTTCAGCTACTGATCCTGTTGGATCATATTCATTCTTAGATTTTTCTTCTTCTTGAACAATATAAGATTTTAATTCGTTATACGCTTTAAAGAAAGCAGTTAGATTCTTAGCAAACTGTTGATACAGTTCAGCTTTGGTAATAGGTTCTTGTTTTTGTTTCTTCTTAGGAACTATTTGTTCGGTTTCTTGAACCACTTCATTAGGTTTATCTGACGAAAATAAACTACTAATCCACCCAAATATTCCTTTAACCTCATTACCAATTGCTTGAACCTCTTTTGCAGTCTTTTGAATGTCTTTGATGACTGCTTTTCCTTCTTGGTACATACTACAGAGGTCTTTAATGCCTTTAAAAGCAAGATTAGCAGCAGCAATAAGGGTAAAAGGGTCCACATCACATTATCCTTGTAATAGTATGTTATTGGGAACATATTGAGTCATTACCCAGTTTGTACCATTAGAAACTAAAGTAGCTGTATCACCAGCAATAGCATTAAGAATAGCAGTACTAGCACTACCCCCCACAAGGGGAATAACATTGCTGCCAGAAGATACAACAGTATTGGTTTTATAGTTTTGTATATACAAGACTCTGCCTGAATAACTAGAAGCTGTTGGAAGAGTAAGTGTTGTAGTACCACTAGCGTAATTATTAATAATCCATAAATCAGTAGCTCCTACAGTGTAGGTAGCTGTAGTAACAGTAACAGGAGCAGCCGTATTTTGAAACGTTATAGTTGTCCATGTAGGAGCAGCACCTCCATTTGAAGTTAAAAATTGACCAGTAGTACCTACAGCAGTAAAAGCGTAAGCACCACCATTGCCATAAGCTACAGCACCAGCAGTAGGTGCAGCAAAACCATTGGTTCCACCATACGCTATTTTTAAAGGAGAACCTAACTTTAAACTTGTAAAACTACCAGTAGAAGGAGTAGTAGAACCAATAGAAGTGCCATCAATAGTTCCTCCTGTTATAGTGACTCCATTAGAATTTTGACTGGCTAAAGAACCATATACTTTGTTACTAAGCTTTTGAAACCAATCTCTCCAGGGGTAATTCTCCCCTATAGGATTCTGTGGAATTGGAATGTTTACATTAGTAGCCATAATACTTATTTGTATTTAACGTCTTTACAGTAACCATTCTTTTGAAGTAATGGAAGCATTTCTTCTAGCTTTTCTCCTATATCATCTCTGACCATAGGAGAGTTAATCATACAGACTTTCTTTTTGTAAGTATCATAAGCATCACATTTAGCATCGTGAACAGTTTTACCTACACCAGAAACAGTCATTACATAACTACCAGCCGTAACTATACAAGGCTCTGTGTTTCTACCGTCTTTACCTGGTCCAAAACCCATCTTAACTTCTGATAGATGAATGTTACTAGTAGCATCTTCCATTGTTAAATCAAAGATAGGGTAGCCTGTATTCTCTTTCTTTTTAACGTTGTTGTAAGGGTAGTCGGGTTGAGATACAACAATACCACAAGCTATACCATCTTTAACTTTAAGAGTGTCTTTACCATTTAAAGAGTCAAGCATCCAACTAACAGGACAACCTAAATGTAAAGCTTGTTGGATCTGGAATAGAGGCCATCCAGGACGAGTAGTAAACTCTAGGGGCCAGGGATTACCCTTATCATCAATGATACAGTTAACGTCTATATAACCGCTGTAACCTATACCATGTAAAAAACCTTCTAAAGGTAATAAGACTTTTTCAGCTAACAAACTCTTTTGGGTATACCTCATCACAGTACCTTGCTCACCAGTAGCAGGACCATGATCCCCAGACATTAGCTTCTTAAACTCCCAGTTCTCAAGAATGTGTTTAGAGAATCCACCTAAACCAAACCATCCACCAACAGCCATCTCACAGCCTTTATGGAACTCTTGTAGAACAAACTCACCATCGTAAGCATTGCTCTTCTTCCATTTGTTAAGCATAAAGACCATATCACGCCAGTCTTTAGAGCAATAGCTAAGAGCTTTATCTCCATCACCAACAGGTTTAGATACATAGCGTTTGTTTTTATTAGCAAGTACAAGTGCTATAGCATCATCATACTTCTTAAACTTTTGCATAGGAATAGTAGCAATACCAGCTCTTTCAAATATAGCTGACCCATACTCTCTATCTTGTTCCCATCTAGCACCTTCTACATTGCAGCCATAAATAGGATAGCCTTTACGTCTATAAGACTCTATGCGTTGTATGTACCTGCTGTTATCAGTAACAAATATGAGATCAGCCCAGTCCATACTAGGTTCCCAATCAGGTACTTTCTTAAACAGATCATCCATACCATCACCGTTTTCACAGCGAGTACCATCAAAGTTGTTACGCATATACACACGTACATCGTGTCCGTAAGCAGCAGACTTGATAGCCAAGTCCATAGCAAATCCACAATCAAATTGGTCAATGATTAGAAGTTTCATAATTATTTACTTTGTTCGAGTTTTTCTCTACGTTTATCTAACCGTTCTTTTTCTTTGTCGTGTTTAGGAGTCCACTCCATACGACCAGCTTTAATTTCTTTGTCTCTATAGTTCCAAGCTTGTTCTTTAGTAGCAAGTTCACGTTCAGTACGTTGAGCTTTCTTTTGTTCAGCACTACCACCATACACAGGAAATCCTGCTGTTCCTAGTAACGCACGGCTAAGACCTTCACCTTCAGGAGCACTACTAGCAGCTTGTACTTGGAAAGGAGCCATACCTTTAGCAACAGCACCCAACCTACTCAAAGCACTTCTATCAACAAGTTTAGGAGCATTAGGACTAGCATACTCTAAACCACCTATACCAACAATAGCAGCTTTAGGTAAAAACCCTAGCTTGTTAGAAAGAGTTTTATCTGGATCAGCAAGCCAATGATAAGGTTCCATAGCGTGTTTCATAGCTTGCATAGAAGTACCATCTGGGAACTCTATACGAGTAGGATCTTTGTTCTCCCATATAGGTCTATTAGCTGTCATCATATTAATAGCATTTAACAAAGTAAAGTATGTTAATGCTGTTTTAAACTGATACAACCTAGCATAGTCCCCTTTGGTAGTAGGAACCATTAAACCTTTAGCAC